TATATACGGCACTTTAGACTATAATGTGCTTAGTTACTAAGGAGAAATAATGGCCGCTGGATTAGGATTTAAGGACTTTGTTACAGGCGAGGTATTGACCGCTGCCGATGTTGATGGCTACTTAATGCAAGGCGTGTGGGTATTTGCTAGTGCAGCAGCTAGAACGTCTGCAGTAACTAGTCCACAAGAAGGCAATATGTCTTATTTGAAAGATACAAACTCTGTTGAATATTACACTGGATCTGCTTGGGTAGCAGTCGGCGGTGGTGGTGGTGGCAAAGTGTTGCAGGTAGTACAAGGCACACTAACTAGCGCTGCATCAACTTCAAGCGGATCATATGTAGATACAGGTTTAACTGTGTCAATTACGCCAAGTTTGAACACATCAAAAATATATGTAACGGCATTATTGCCAGAATGCGACATTATAAATACTGCTTCTGCTACTGGCGCTGCAGGTGGATTTGCATTATTAAGAGGATCAACAATTTTACAACAAGGTATTTTCGGTTCGTTTGGTAACACGGCATCAAGCAATAGAAATATCTACCAATCATTTCAATTTATTCATTTAGACAGCCCAGCAACAACATCATCAACAACTTATAAAGTTCAATTTGTAGTAAATACTGGAACAACTCTTACAACTACTAACTCAGCTACACAAATTGGTTCTATCGTAGTAATGGAAATAGGTGCATAATGGAACACAAAGATAAAATTAAAAGCCTTGCATTTATCAGACCAAATGCAGAATTTATTCTACGAGATGATGAATTACAGTGGCTTGATAAAAAACAAGATAAACCAACACATGCAGAAATTGAAACAGGTTGGGTCGCATATCAGGCAGCCGAAGAAGCAGAAGCCCAAGCAAAGGCATCAGCCAAAACAGCAGCACAGGCAAAACTTGCAGCACTTGGTTTAACTGTTGAGGATTTGTCAGCTCTAGGTTTGTAATGCAACCGAAACTATGTGCAGCTGGTGTGCAGTTAAGAGATCAAGTTGATACGTGGTTTCCAGATAGGCGTACTGCCAGTGATGGGTGGTTGGGCGATAGCCGTCACTCCGCCAGAAAATCGGATCATAATCCAGACGGGATCTGGGTTAGAGCAGTTGATATTGATTCTAGGTTGGAGTCATCCGACAGCCTCGCACCTTATCTGGCTGACCAGATCAGAGTCGCAGCCAAATCGGATCCACGCATATCATACGTCATCTTTAACGGGAGAATATGCTCGAAAATATTAAATTGGAAGTGGCGTAAGTACAAAGGCATCAACCCGCACAAGCGTCACATACATATTAGCTTTACAACATTAGGCGATCTAAATGGCACAGCGTTCGACATACCACTAATAGGGGGAAAAATTGGCTAATACATATAACATACTTATAGATCAAGGTGCAACATATACTCTGGCTTTAAGTTACAAAGACAGCGCTGGCACAGCAATCAACCTAACTGGGTATACAGCTGCTATGCAGTTTAGAAAAACAGTAGAATCAGCGACCGCTAGTTTATCCCTAACTTCTTCATCCGGCATTGTAATTACAGGTGCAACAGGTTTGTTAAACATAACCATTACAGCCACGCAGTCTAGAGATTTAGACCCTGATCTTTATGTGTATGACCTAGAGATTACATCAGGGGCAGGCGTTGTTACCCGCTTGATTGAAGGCAATGCAGTTGTATCAGCTGAGGTAACTAGATGAGTGATGACACCTTAACAGTCACTGAGGTAGTCAATTCTGTGACAGTTACTCCTATCAATAATACAGTTACTGTTTCAGAGGTAGGCACACAAGGGCCAGCAGGCACTAATGGAACTAATGGAACTAATGGAACTAATGGTGCTACAGGAGCAACTGGTGCTACAGGAGCAACTGGCCCACAAGGCCCATCTGGCGTAGTCACAGTCAATGCGCCAATTACAAATGCGGGCACTTCATCCGCTGCAAATCTTTCAATATCTACTGGCACAACATCTGCTGTTGGAGTACTGCAATTAACCGATTCAGTATCTAGCACAAGCACTACAACTGCTGCTACTGCTAATGTGGTTAAGACTGCCTATGATTTAGGAAACAGTCAAATATGGTCAATGATGTCTGGATATTATTACAGAGGACAAGTAGCAACACCAGTTGGATCAGTATCTGCAGTAGTCAATACAACTTATTACACGCCTATTTTTGTTGCGGCAACCACAACCTTTGATCGTTTGTCTATCCGAACTGGCGTAACTTTTGTTGGTACTGGTTCAGTCCGATTAGGTTTGTACAATAACAGCGGCGGCAAACCAAGCACAGTTATACTTGATGCTGGAACGGCCTCAGTTTCTGCTACTTTAACAAATTATGCCATTACAATAAACCAACAATTAACACCTGGCTTATATTGGTTTGCGGCAAATATGCAAACCGCGCCAACCACAAACACTTTTGTTGGCCCTGTGCTTTCAAATCAAACTGCTATTTCTGGACAACCTTACAATCAAAGTTTTGGTGCTATTCATTATTATAGTCAAACTTCTGTGACTGGCGCTTTTGCCACAGCAGCTTCACTAAATGATGGTACTACTTCTGCTGGTATCTATGTGTTGGCTAGGGTCGCATAATGGGAAAATCAATAACTTATGGCTTAGGCGGTTATGACGAATCAAAGCCAAATAACAATATTGTTGAAGAAATCGACCTACCAGATACGGAGACAGAATGAAGATCAGTAAGAAGCACAAAGCAATACTAAAGTCCTACGCACGTGGCGTATTGGTTTCATTCTTAACATTCTTAGCAAGTAATGAATTAGGTTTAGATCCTGCCGTGTCTGTAATTGTTGCAGCATTAGCAGGCCCAGCAGCTAGGGCTTTAGACAAATCCGATAATGCTTATGGCATCGGTGCCGATGAAGCATGACACCTACAGAAATAGCATCTTTTGGCGCTGGCGCTATCGCCGTGCTATCAGGCGTGCTAATCGGATTACGTTTTTTAGTTAGAGGCTGGCTTAATGAGTTGCGCCCAAATTCTGGAAGCAGTATGAAGGATGCCGTTGATCGAATCGACCAAAGAAGTTCACGATTAGAACAGCGTGTCGATGATCTCTTTGTTTTAATTAGTAAGTCATAATTTTAATTATGGCAACTAAACGCAAACCTAAGAAGAAGATTGCACGTAGGCGCAGGACTACTAAAGAGCCTGTACTTACAAAGTTAGACTTCTGGGCAATAGCAGCTAATGAGGTCTACATGGCTTGCCGTAAATCTGGAATGGATGAAGGCACAGCTTTAGCGTTTGCGATGGATAGGTCAAGTTATCCAGACTGGATCATTGACACTAAAGATCCTATGACAAACCCACTTGATGACTTTGAAGAGGATGAAGATTAAGCCATCTAGATACCTAGTTATCTCAGATTTGCAGGTGCCCTTTCATCATGTGGCAGCTGTAAAGAATGTAATTAAATTAGCACGTAGGGAGAAGTTTGATTCTGTATTGGTGGTCGGGGATGAGATTGATTTTCAAACCATTAGTCGATGGAGTGAAAACACACCTTTGGCTTACGAACAAACTATTCACGCTGATCGTGAACTTACTAAAGAGATACTTTGGGATCTCAGCGAGTACAGCAGCCAATGTATTATTCAGCGCAGTAATCATACTGATCGTTTATATAATACTTTATTAAAAGTACCTGGCTTAATCAGTTTGCCAGAGCTGCAGTACCCTAAATTTATGGGGTTTGCTGAGATGGGCATGACCTACAGTAAAGAGCCTTATCAAATACCTGGCACAAATTGGTTCATGGCGCATGGCGATGAAGGCAATATTAGCCAACATGCGGGCATTACAGCGATTAACCTTAGTAAAAAATGGGGCGTTTCAACCATTATTGGACACACCCACAGGCTGGGCATGAGTAGTATCTCAGAGGCCGTAGGAAGCCGATACAGGGCTTTACATGGCATAGAGGTAGGTAATCTTATGGATAGAAAAAAAGCCTCTTATTTGAAGCATTCTAGCGCAAATTGGCAGAATGGCGTGGTACTGTTAGAGGTGGTAGGAAAGACAGTAACACCCACGTTGGTGCCGATTGATCCTAAGGATGGCTCATTTACAGCATTGGGCAGGTATTACGGGTAACATCGTTACCTAATCGTTATACAAACTACGCCCTAAATAATCCACAGAGTCGTACACAGGTGCAACACTATGCCTGTACCGCAAAGTTTGCGGACAGTTAGGGCTATATGGTTACAGTAGATATATTTTATGCAGTGTGTTATGGGATGCTTGGTTTGTTAGGTATCAGCTGGTACATACACGTTAATAAAGAAAATGCAGAAGCACGTTATTATTACTTGGGTCGCCGTGATGGTTGGAATATGCATCGCCGCATGATTGAGAACAAAGTTAAAACCGATGAGGTATTTGACTATGACAAGAACTGAGAAGCTGTTTGAAGAGGTCATCGATACCTTGCATAGTAGAGGTGCTGATTATGGCCACCCGATCACAAATCATAAAAGAATCGCAGAGTTATGGTCGGCTTACCTGGGCTATCCAATTCAACCAAACGAGGTGGCAATTCTCATGTGCCTACTCAAAATCAGCAGACAAGCTCAGGATCCACGAGTTGATGACTATTACACCGATGCGCTTGGATACTTCGCTATCGCTAAAACAATAACTGAAGCGATGCAAGATGAGGATGG